TTGTAAGTATATGGTTGCATCTTTTGATGCTGTTAAAAACTGATACATTAAACAACCCTCCCTTTTATATCTTTATTTGGATACTTCACTTCAAACACCGAAGGGTCTAAAGATGGGTAAACCATTTTATTCTTAGTTGCTGATTGAATGTTATATGAATTAGGTGAATATTCACCTTTACATTTATTTATAACATCACATTTAGGTACTGATTGAACTCCCTCAACCCCTGCAATAATTAATTCTAATTCAGAAATATTAATCGGCATATTAAATGTCCATTCATCTATATTAAAATATCGTTGAATTTCACCAATACATTTTGTTAAAACTTCTTGTTTATTATACCCACCATACACTCGGATTTCAAAATCAACACCAACGTTAATAACAAACCCATCTAATAAGTTTACACCATCGGTTAGTAATCTATATTCTCCTAAATAAGTTTTTAAATTTTCTTTTACCGCCTGATTGAGTTTAGATAATTTTTTAGTTGCATTATATCCAAGAATATATAAGTTAATTGCAAATGGGTTATTCTTTTCTTTAGTACTACTTTGTTTACCAACCAAGAAAGTATTAACTTCATCTTTTATTTGTTGTTCTGATAAATCACGTTCTTTTAATGAAGTTACTAAATCAGTAAATTCTTGTAAAGTATTTGGATTTGAAAGAATAGAGGCAGGTGAGTTATTATCAAGTTCACCATCTGGTGCACAATATGCCTTCGCAATTCCACCATACTTTGGTGGTAATGATAATGCTCTTACTTGGTAATCCTTACGTGTAACTGCTCTATTTTGTGACCCAAAGTTTGCTAATGCATTTTCTCTAATTTCATCAATGGTTTCAGGTCCTCTACCACCTGTTGCTGGAAACTCATTATCAACTGCAACCGAGTTTTTACAAAATCTATATAAGGGAATTGAATCTTGATCAAATGTTGTCAAATCTTCATCAAACTCAATTGCTTCAATTTTTGTTAAAGTATTTTTTTCTACGTTAGAACCAACACCACCACCAACAAGGTAAGATACTGCAAGTTTTCCTGTTGGAGCCTGTCCATAAGAACGAGTTTTTAAAAAGTTAGCAGGATCGAATGATTCATTTAATCTACTTATAGATGAGTTTAATCCCAATCCAACATTTTTAAAATTTGGAATAAGAGTTTCATCTGATGAAGTTGAATTACCACCACCAAATGTTATAATAGTCTCACCCCTATCGTTTACTTTTTTTACAAATCGTCTTGAAGTTTTTTGTAGTTTTAAAACATTTTTAACTTCTTGTTGTTGTGCTAAATCTTTATCAAATTGTTCTGTTGCTGGATAATCAATGAAAACCATTTCTTGTGCAAGATAAGGAACTTCATACCATTTGTTACCACTCTCATCACGAACATCATAAACATCAATTACATTGGTATCTGCAATTCTAATTTCCTCAAACGCTCGTGGTGTTGTTCCAAAATCTTGAGTAACTAATTTTAATTCAGCAGATATACAATTTACATATTTCTTTACAATATATAACGTAGGATGATTATCAACATCATCTCGTTCATATATACTTATCTCTCTTTCATAATCATCATTGAAATCAACAAGTTCGGTAGTTCTAAACATAACACCATTTGTTGATTCAACCCCCATTCCTTCTTGTATTCTTAAAAAGAAAGTAGAATCTGGTTCATAATCAATACCATTACCAGTAGAATATCGTTTACTTGGAACCAACTGATATACCGATAGTTTTGTTAAGGCAGGAGATGTAACCTTTGGTCTATATCCCAAATAAGATGCAAGGGATAAAACATTTGCAGGATCTTCAGCCGATAACATCAGAGATTCTTTCATAGTATCATCTACATAGTATGAAAGAACATCTCCAATATACGATGCCATCTCAACGAATAACATTCCAGGAGAAGATTCGTTAAAATCGGAATAAGTCTGTGGGAAATATGTTTTAGTATAATCAATTAAGTTATCCCTAAATTGTGTAAAATCTTTATTAAGATAATTTATATTTCTTCCCTTATTTTTGTTGTATGTGTTATTTAATGACATTTATATTATCCCTGTATAGTAAAAGTTATTTGTTGTGTTTCAATAGTATTACCAACTGTAAAAATTAATTTCATATTTGCTTGATTTCTATCTTTCATCTCATCTGTCATCTCTACATCAATTTCTTTAATAGAAATATATGGTAACCAAAATCCAACCGATTCGGTTATGGCTTCTTGTAATTTTTCTTCCAATTTACCATCCAATGGTTCAAACAATAAGGAATGCAATCCACTACCAAACGTGGGTTGCATTATTCTCTCTCCTTGACGAGTAAGTAATAAATTTTTTAAGTTAGATTTAGCTTGGTCATATGATGTAAACGCTTGTTCGAAATAACCAGTGTTACCTCGTTTAGCTGGCAACGTTATTCCATACGCATAAGCATCTAATTCTGCTTCCGTATCTTTTAAAACTTTTCTACCAATTACATATGCCATTTTTATTTATCTCCACAATTACAATCATTACAACCACATTTACCATCTCTAAATACATTTACTAATACATGNACCGAATATATCACAACAAGTATGGTTAAAATTTCTTGCATTTATCTTTTAAACTTTTTAACAAGTTCGGAATTATCTCTGTTTAAAACTCTATCTAAAGCTGCTAAACCAGTTGATACCCCTAACCCTTGTTTTGGTCCTCCTTGAGAACCCATATCACCGTAACCCATTTTATGAGCCATCTGTGCTCTTAGTGCGTCAGTTCCACCTGCTCCTAAAGATGAACCCATGTTAATTGTTTGGTCAATATCTGGTTCTGCATCCATATAAGAAGGTATGTGAGTATTTTCTTGAATTTGTTGTTGTGGTAAACTATCTAATACCGATGCTCCACCACTACCAACTTGACCACCACTCCTTTGTGCTGAACTAAATGGTTTGGTTTGGTTCAAGATATTATTAAGAACTTCATTCTTGGTGAATTTCTTTTGTTCTTGAACTTGTGTTCGTTCTTGGTGTAGAACTTGATTAGCCTGTTCGAATGGGTCTACCTCCTCAACCACTTGAGTGAGAGGGGCAGATACACCTCCCTTCAACTCTTTTAAATGTGATTTAAGTTTAAGGTTCACCTGCTCTTCTAAAATCTTTGGAAAGGTTTTAGTTAAGAATTGTTCGTGTTTCTTAGCTACTTCAGCTTCTACGATTACTTTAATTAGTTTTGCTAATTTTTTTGAATCCATTTTAATTATTTTGTTATTATCTTAATATAAATATATTCTCGTTGAGTTTATGAGTTTTATGAAGGTAGTGTATATCCTGTCAATTGAATAAATCCAGGCAATGGTGGTATAAGTGGAAATCCAAAATACAAAGAAACAGTTGATACTGAAAATTGTATAGAGGTTAAGTGGGTTTGTGCATATGTGGTAAACAAGTTTAAGAATGTATCAGCTTCATTCACTGGTTGTTCTGGTCTTGTTGTTGGCCATTTACCTGGATTAGATACCAATCCACTCGTTACTGATATATTTTGAAACGAACCTAGAGGTAGTATTTGTGGTGGTATTTGAACTAAAGTTGCACCACTCCAATACCCAAGAACAGCATTTCCAATATCAGACATCCAAGTATGTTTACCAGTTTCACTTTTTGTAAAGGCAATTGAACATGCTGCAATCATCAACTTCTCCATTACTTCGGTATTACCCTTTGCCACAGGTAAAGGAGCTCCACCAAATCCACGAGTAGTTACAGAACCAAGTTTAACAGCAGTATCATACGCTAAAGTAAATTGTTTAGCAAAATCTTCTTTGGATTTTACCCCATTGGGATTATCCATGTAGGGTTTCATTATTTTTTTAAATGTTTCCCAAGACATGATTTATTCGGTGTAGTTTAATGTAGAAAGTGCATCTTGTAACTTAGACTTTATATCATTAAAGGTTGAACGATTGGTTGGACCAACTGCGGATGGTCCTGCAGGTGTGTTGTAAACTTGTTGGTTAATTGCATCAATAAGTTCTCCTAACAATTCTACTAAAGTATTTCCTCTAACCAAAGGTTCTTTTCTAAGAGTTGGATTTCCTTGAGCATCTTTGGGACCTGTTAGAGATGGGGAATTGCCCTGGTCATCTGTATTTAATAAGATATTACCATCGCCAGTGTTTATGAAGAAGTTTCCTGCGTTTCTATCAGTAGTAATATTTACATCATCACCAAAATCTAAATCTGCACCACCATTACCATTATCAATTGTAAACTTACCATCAGAGATAAATCCATAATTTCCCTTGGAAAAGAAAATCATTTCTTGGGATTTAGCCGATATAATAACTCGTTCAGAGTTTAATAATATTTGGTCAAATCCCACATATTCTTCGGGTAGTTGAAAATTTATTGGAATAGTTTCAAAATCGGAATTACCACCATCATCAACAAGACCTGGTTGGAAATCTAATTTATAATCATTTGAAGATAATAGAATAGTTGAACCATCTTTATTAATATCCTCCTCTACTACCTCATTTTTTTGTAAAGTTTGTAAACTTTCATCATTCTGCCTATTACGAATTATAATAGTTGGTGAAAATATATTTTCGGTATTGTTATATCCACTAAAACGAATTGATTGACCAAAGCGAGATTGTATTACTTTATCACCTTCATATAAAACAAGTTGATTTATATCAGTAGGTTCAAAGTAATTCCCTAATTTTGTTTTTCTTTCGGCAGAATCGGGCGAAGCAGCGGGTGTCTTTGTTTGTGATACTTCTTTATAATTACTAGCTTGATTAGTAGGAGTTTCTGTATTAGGTGAAAGGGATTGGGATTTATCTAATTGAGAATTACCACGATTAATATCTCTATTAGGTATTCGTGTATAATATGGAGTACCACCAAGATAAATTAATGCAACAGTTTCACCAACTAAAGGTAAACCTTCTGATGAATCAAACGGTGCATATGGTTCTCCCTCAGAATCTGCTGCAGAAAAATCTGTATGTTTCTTAATAATTGCATGACCTATATATGAATCAATTGGTTTAGGATTTGTTTCAGATTCTTGAATTTCAGGAATATATTTATCATCTGCATTTAAAATAACGTGAGATACTACACCAGAATTATCTTTTTTGGCGTTAGATACTACCCCTTGATATCTACTACGAGATGATGCTTCCTTTCTACCCATTACTTACCTACCTTTTGTTTAAGTTCTTCTATTTCATTAGTAAGTTCATCTACTTTAATATCTTGTTCATCTGCTACTTCATGAACTGTTTCTTCTAATTCTCTAAGAAGTTGTTCTTTTTCTTCATTAGATAAGAACCCAGCATCACCTTCTGCTTTTTGAGAAGCTCCGATGATTCGTTGAACAATTGCGGCCATCTTAACAAGTGAGTCATCATTCTTAATAGATGAATCAATTAAATCTCGTATAATAGGACCCATCACAGCCATATCACCAGAATGACGGATAAGTTTTTTCATCTCAGCAATCAATTCTGAGATTCTAAGTTTCTTAGTTTGTTGGTTGTCGTATATATCCTTGAATAACCCACTTAGGTTCTTTCCAGGAAATAATTCAAAGTCTGCACTCATAATTTAATAGATTATGTTGTATATAAATATACTAAA